AATATTTAGATATAACTAGGGGTTCTTGTTATGAAGTATGAAGTAATAATTAATATAGATATAGATGATGATTCTAATATGTTAGAGGTAGGAGATACCAATAACATAGACACTATTACTAGTGCTATAGAGTCTGCTCTTTATGATATAGATGACCTAGAAATTGAAGATATAGATGTAGTAAGGAGATTAGATTGAACATAAAAGATTATTCTGAAGAAGTAGAAAAGTTAGTTATTACTGTTGCTAATACTAGACTTGTAGAAAATACATTAGGCTTGGTTGGAGAAGCAGGAGAAGTAGCAGAAAAAATAAAAAAGTTTATTAGAGATGAAGATTTTTCAAAAGAAGATATTGTTAAAGAGCTTGGAGATGTTTTGTTTTATACTACTGCTCTGGCTAATCATATAGGATCTGATTTACAAACTGTATTAGATACTAATATTAAAAAATTACATGATAGAAAAAAGAGAAATAAAATACAAGGATCAGGAGATAATAGATGAGTAATGCACTACCAACAGATTACCAAAACTTTATTGCAACATCACGATATGCACGTTGGTTAGATGATGAGGGGAGAAGAGAAACGTGGAGTGAAACTGTTACTAGATATGTAGATTATATGTCTGAGAAAGTAGGTATAGATGAGAATACTAGTAATGAAATATGGGCAGCTATACATAACCTAGATGTTATGCCATCCATGAGAGCCTTGATGACTGCAGGACCTGCATTAGACAGAGATAATACTGCAGGATACAACTGTAGTTATTTACCGGTAGATGATATTAAATCTTTTGATGAAGCTATGTACATACTACTTTGTGGTACAGGTGTAGGCTTTTCTGTTGAAAGACAATATGTAGATAAACTACCAGAAGTGCCAGATGTTTTAGTAGATAGTCAAACTACTATTGTTGTAAGAGATAGTAAAGAAGGTTGGGCAAGAGCATTTCGTATGCTTATAGCTTTACTATATGCAGGTGAGATACCAACCTATGATGTTAGTATGATTAGACCTGCAGGTGCTAGACTAAAAACATTTGGTGGTAGAGCATCTGGACCTGCTCCTCTTGTTGATCTATTTAAGTTTACTATTAATATGTTTAAAGAAGCAAAAGGTAGAAAGCTATCTAGCTATGATTGTCATAGTATTATGTGTAAAGTTGGTGAGATTGTAGTAGTAGGTGGTGTACGTAGATCAGCTATGATTAGTTTGTCTAACTTATCTGATATTAGAATGCGTCATGCTAAGACTGGTCAATGGTGGGAGACTGCTCCACATATGGCATTGTCTAATAACTCTGTCGTTTATACAGATAAGCCTGACTCTGAAACATTCTTACGAGAGTGGACTTCATTAGTAGAATCTAAGTCAGGTGAGAGAGGTATCTTTAATAGAGTATCTGCTAAGAAACAAGCTATGAAGAATGAGAGAAGAGATCCTAACTATGACTTTGGTACTAATCCTTGTAGTGAAATAATACTAAGACCACATCAGTTCTGTAACCTTACTGAAGTAGTAATAAAAGATGGTGACAAAGATGATGATATAGAGAAGAAGATTAGGATTGCTACTATACTAGGAACAGCTCAAGCTACACTTACAGACTTTCCATACTTAAGAAAAATATGGAGAACTAATACTGAAGAAGAGAGATTACTTGGTGTAAGTCTTACAGGTATCATGGATAATATACATACTAATTGTAATCTAGTTGATATGGATAAGAGACTACCACGATATAAACAAGTAGCTATTGATACTAATAAAGAGTTTGCTAAGAAGTTTGGTATTCAAGAGAGTACTGCTATTACATGTGTTAAACCTAGTGGTACAGTATCTCAGCTATGTGATTCAGCTAGTGGTATTCATGCTAGACATTCTAAGTATTACATAAGAACAGTACGTGGTGATAACAAAGATCCACTTACAAAGTTTATGATAGATCAAGGTGTACCTAGTGAACCATGTGTAATGAAACCTGATACTACTACAGTATTTAGTTTTCCTATGAAGTCACCTAAAGGTTCTAGAATTAGAGATGAACTATCTGCTATAGATCAATTGAATATCTGGTTAATATATCAAGAGCATTGGTGTGAGCATAAACCATCTATTACTGTTACCGTTAGAGAAAATGAGTGGTTAGATGTAGGTGCATTTGTATTCAAACATTTTGATAAGATGTCAGGTGTATCCTTTTTACCACACTCTGATCATGTATATCAACAAGCACCTTATCAAGAGTGTACAGAAGATGAATACAATGATATGCTTTCTAAAATGAATACTAGAATTAATTGGTCTAAACTAAGAGATTATGAAGTAAGTGACACTACATCTGGCAGTCAAACTATGGCTTGTAGTGGTGATTCTTGTGAGGTTGTAGACATAGGAGTTTAACATGACAGTAATCTTTCCTAAAGAAATATGTGCTATGTGTGGCAACTATCTTGATGATGACTTAAAATGTTATGAGTGTGGAATATGTGACGGAGAAAATATGACAGATACAATTACCTTAACTACTGATACAACTTTTCATGGACACTATGATGATGTTAATAATCCTAAACATTACAATCGTGGTGGACTAGAGTGTATTGAAGCTATTGAGGCCATGACAGAAAAAATGTCTGGAGATATAGCACCACATGCTGCAAATGTATTAAAGTATTTGTGGAGATGTGAATATAAAAATGGACTACAAGATATTGATAAAGCAATCTGGTATTTAAATAGACTAAAAGATAGGTGGTTACAAAGAGATGACATCAAAGAAAATCGTGTGGAAAAATCTTGAACAAGAAGCAAAAAACTTTCGTAGACTACGTATAGTTAAACCTACCAAAAAAGCAAAACCCTTAACAACTAGACGTTAT